TGACTGAACTGGCTGCTAAGAAAGTAGGGGTTCCTTTTGCAGGCCCTATTATCAACAAGACTGCTCAATTGTTGGAAAGTAAAAAACCTGTTAATGTCTCCGCCATTGAAGATGTTTTAGGGATTGAAGGTAAAGCAGCTAAGGTTGCTCAAACAGCGGAAGAACGTGCTCCCGAAGCTACTGCTATCCGTCAAAAGATTGCTGACAGGTTTGAACAAACCACTGGGAATAAAATCCCTGAAGGCGTAAACGCTGAAGAACATATCTACAAAGAAGCAGCTTCTGCTATTGATAAAGTTGAAGAGCCTTTTGTTGGTAGCTCCTTCTTTAATCGTGCTGCGACGTTGGAAGGTAAGGTTAGTCCTGCCCAAGCCAATAAATATAAAAAGCTATTTCAAGACGCTGAAGGAAATCCTTTATCGGGTTCCGATGTCCTCACAAAGATGAGAGACTTTAAGTATGGTGTAGACTTATCGCCTAAAACAACCTTTGCTGCTAGAGACCTTAGATGGTCAGAAGGTTCTAAGCTTGAGAAAGAGTTTAACGGCTGGCTGGCTAAGCAGCCTGAGTCTATGGGACAGCCTTGGGAAGCACACGCCAGAGGTGCCTTTGAGCAGGTTGCAATGAATAAAGCAAAGGATGCTTTGCCTACTCTATTTGAGGATGTTGTGACAGCAGGGAGCACTGCTGAGCTTAAAACAGCGGCTACTTCTTTGGAGCGACAAATCTGGAATTTAAGTAAAACACCGGAAGGGAAAGAAATGTTCTTAACTCAACTTGCAGGTAATCTAAAGAAAGTACCGGCTAAGGATGCACAGATTTTATGGGATAAGATTGGCCCGTCTGTTGAGAAGCGTATCATAACTGATCCTCAAAAGTTTAAACAAATTTCCGAAGAAATCTATAATTTAAAGACACCTCAAGATGTAAATAGGGTTGTCCGTATGTTAAATAAAGCGGTGACTTCAGGCGTATTAGACATAGGCAGAAATGAATGAAATTACTGATTATTGATCCCTCTGGTTGCGGCTGTGGTTTGTCTCTTGCCCTTAGAAGTAAAGAAGCCGGTCATGATGTTAAGATATTCTTAAGACACAATAAGGATGGCTCAAGAGCTGAAGTAGGTGATGGCGGTTTAATCAAACGGGTAAGCGATTGGGAAAGCCACATGAAATGGGCTGACTTGATTTTCCTGACTGATAACATCTACTATATCCATGCCCTTGAGCGGTATCGTGACCAAGGCTTCCCTATCTTTGGGCCTAACCTAGAAGGAACCCGATGGGAACAAGAACGGGACTATGGTGAAATTATTCTCAATAAAGCAGGTATTGAAACAATCCCTAGCCAGACCTTTGAGAACTATGATGATGCCATTAAGTTTGTTACTGAGAACCCTAGACGGTTTGTTAGTAAGCCTATTGGTGACGGAGACAAGACCCTATCGTATGTAGCCAAGTCAGCGGCTGATATGATCTATATGCTTCAACGCTGGAAAAAGAAGAACTCGTTTAAAGGTAAGTTTATCCTGCAAGAGTTCCGTCCAGGTATTGAGTTTGGTGTTGGTGGTTGGTTTGGTGCCGGTGGTTTCTCTAAGCATTTCTCAGAGTCTTGGGAACATAAGAAACTGATGGACGGTGAGCTAGGTGTAACTACCGGTGAGCAAGGTACCATTGTCCGATACACCGATAAGTCACTGCTTGCCGATCAAATGCTAAAACCATTAGAAGGGATGCTACACGGTATTGGGTACACTGGTTATATTGATGTTAATTGCATTGTAGATAGGAAAGGTCAAGCATGGCCTTTAGAGTTCACTACTCGTCCTGGATGGCCTTTATTTAACATTCAAATGAGTTTACACAAAGGCGATCCGATACAATGGATGCTGGATCTCATAGACGGTACGGATACGCTTAAAGTAACTGACAAAATAGCTGCTGGAGTCGTGGTTACTATTCCTGATTATCCTTACAGCCGCCTGACAAAGAAAGAAAACTCTGGATACCCAATATGGGGTCTTACAATGGAGGATGCTGTAAAGGATGTCCACCTGTGTGAAGTACAGTGGGGTAAAGGCCCTGCTATGGTAGACGGTGAGCTAAAGATGGCTGAGCCTATGTTTGTTACTGCTGGTGATTATGTCTGTACAGTGGTAGGATTAGGTGATTCAATTGAGGTGGCTAGGGATTCTGTTTACGGTAAGATTAAGAAAAAGATTGAAATACCAAACAGTATTGCTTACCGTCTGGACATTGGCTGTAAGGTTCAAAAGTCATTAGAAGAGCTACAGGAACACGGCTACGCTACTGGAGTAGAGTCTGGTAAGGATGAGGACTGATGGCTGTTAATAACTTACCTCCAATCCCCCAGACAGCTATTGGTGAGTCCCAATCATGGCGGGATTGGTTTCGTAACTTAGGGCAGTATATTCAACTAGCCCAGTCAGGCGGTACAGTCTGGTCTATTCTTCAAGGCGGTACTGGTTCCAATACAGCAGCAGGTGCTAGGACTAACTTAGGGCTTGGGGACATTGCAGTACAGAACGCTGGTGCTGTACACATTACTGGTGGTGCAATCAGCGGTGTAACCCTTACCGGTAAAGTACCATTTGGTTCTTTCCACGACACAACCACGCAGACAACAGCCGCTAACACGATTACTGCTGTGACGTTTAACACTGTGGATTATAGCCAAGGAGTAACCAGAAGCACTCCTACATCCCGTATGGTGATTGCTAAGGCAGGTACATACCTAGTATCTTTTAGTGCTCAACAAGCCCAGTCAGGAAGCTCGTATGATAACGTGACTTTCTGGTTACGGGTTAATGGTTCAGACATTGCTTACTCAGCCGGTATCTCCGCTACTCCTCCTAAGCATGGGGCAACAAACGGAGCCTGTATAGCCGGTTGGGGACAGTATATCACCTTTGCCGCTAACGACTATGTAGAGCTGATGTGGACAACTGATAGCGGTGCTTCTGTCTTGACTTATTATCCTGTTGGTTCTAGTCCTACGCACCCTGCTTCACCGTCCGTAGCCCTTGACATCACTTTTTTTAGCGAATAATGAAAACATCAACTGAAGGCGTTAACCAGATTAAGTTGTTTGAGGGCTTTCGAGCACTGCCCTATAAAGACTCCGGTGGTAAGCTCACTGTGGGCTACGGTCACTTGATTGTACCTGGGGATGGTTGTGTAGCAGGAAGCCCTATTGCTGCTTCTCAAGCTACCGGTCTGCTTGTTAATGACTTAGCCGAAGCAGAGCTAATTGTTAACAAGTTTGTTATTGTACCGCTAGAACAGCACCAATTTGATGCGCTGGTCTCCTTTGTGTATAACCTCGGAGGTACTAATTTTGCACATAGTACATTGCTGGTTAAGTTAAATAAAGGAGACTTTGTTGGAGCAGCGGCTGAGTTCCCTAAATGGGATCATGTCAACGGTGTTCCTAATCAAGGTATTTTAAACAGACGTAACCGTGAACAGGCTTGCTTTGTAGACGGTGTTTACTACACAATTTAGAGGTATTAAAATGGATCCAATTTCAGCACTCTTAAGTATCGGTAACACACTTATCCAGCGTATCTTCCCTGATCCAGCACAGCAAGCACAGGCTCAGCTAGCCTTGCTCAAGATGCAACAGGACGGAGACTTGGCGGCTATCAGCGGTCAAATGGATATTAACAAGGTAGAGGCAGCTAGTTCCAGCATATTTGTGGCTGGCTGGAGACCTTTTGCTGGATGGGTGTGTGGTCTAGGACTGGGGTATGTAGCTATTGTAGAGCCGTTAGCTCGGTTTGTTGCTACGATGGTGGGCTACCACGGTGCTTTCCCTACCATTGATACATCCCTAACAATGCAGATCCTGATGGGTATGCTCGGTATGGGCGGTCTACGGTCACTCGATAAGATCAAGAACGTAGCCAGTAAGTAAAGTATAAGTAGTTTACTGTACTTTATGTAAAAGACATAAACTACAGTATATATCATAAAAGAGACATATAAGACTTTAATG